TCGCCGATGAGGACGACGGCCTCGGGGCGCTTGACGAACGTCTGGAGGTAGCCGTGTACGGCCTTGTCGATGCCGCCCTTGGCGATGTCGATGGCGTCGATGAGGAGCGGCCCGCCGACCGGCTCGTCAAAGTCGATGGCGTAGTCGGCACCGACGAGAACGGAGGGCGTGTCGGCGATGCCGGTGTCACCGGCCACGACCTGCACGCCGTCTGCCGAGCCCTGGCCGAGGGTGTTCATCGTGAGGTTGATGAACGCGGGCAGGTTCTCGGGTCCACCGGCTGCGTAGATGATCTCTTCGTAGGCGGTGTCGTTGGCGATGGCGTAGGTCGGGGTGTCGCGGCGTCCGTCTGCCTTCTTGCGCTTGAGGGTGATGATGCCCTGGAGGAGCATGCCGACCGCCTCGGGGTACGAGGTGGCATAGGCGGCGGTGTTCGGGGCGATGGGAGCGCCGGCGGTTTCCACGATGTACTCCCGCGCCGTCTCGTCCGACCACACGAGGTGGTCTTCCACGATGAGGGACAGGAACGCGGCCACGGCCTCGGCGCCTCCGGGGAGGTCGTAGAAGACGCGGGCGATGTCCTCGGCGATGGCGAACTGGTCGAGCACGGACTCGTGCGGGGTCGTGAATCCCTTGTAGGACTTGACCTCGGACTTGTTGCCCGCATACTCACCGTCGAAGTTTCCGGTGACGGGAGCGGCGGCGGTGCCTCGCTTGATCTTGAAACCCTTCTTGCCCGCGAGGCTGATCTGCGTGCCGGGCTTGTGGAGGCTGATGTATTCGCGGACGTACGGCACGCCCTGTGCGATGAGCCCCACCCAGTCGTGCTGGACGATGCCAGCGGCGGTCAGCGGGGTGGCGCCTCCGGGCACGACATCCTGGAGCGCGGCCAGAATCATGTGAGTGTCCGGCAGGGACGCGAGCACTGTCTCGGCGGCTTCGCGGTCGGTGCGGCTCGTGAGCCGGTTCTTGATCGTCGCGATGGATGCGAAGATCGTCGCGAGATCGGGTCCACGCTGGAGCGTGGTCACCGGCGCTGCGTCTCCGGCGAGTGTGACGGGGACGGCCCCGGCCTGGACGGTGGTGGTTTCGGGGTCCATGGTCCCCTCCTGTTCTCCTGTGGTTTCCTCTGTCACGGTCGTGACGGAGGTGGATTCGACACCGGTTTCTGTTTCGGTGACGGTGGTCGTGGTTTCCTCGACGCGGCGCCAGGTGACGCCCTGCTCGTCGGTGTACTCGGTGACGTACTTGGATGCCGAGCTGCGGTCTTCGGCGAGGACCATCGCGGACGGGAATGCGCCGCGTCGCACGGCGGCACCACCCCAGAGCCGCCCGCTGCCGGGTACGGCTTTGCCGCCCTTGATCGCGCAGTGGAACTCACCCGACAGGGCGGGCCGCTCGCGCTCGGCGGCGGGCCGCGCGAGGTCGGCGAGGTAGGCGTCGCCCTCGGCGGTCCGGGCAACGCTGTAGGTGGCCATGATGCCCTCGGCCTGTTCCCACACGCGCTTGCCTACGGCGACGTTCTGGGAACGTTCGTGGTCGAGGTTGAGGCTGATGACGGACGGGTCGGACGGCAACGCGAGGTCACCGGCCTGGACCATGAAGCGGCCCGCGTTGGTGTTGCCGAGTTCGTTGAACGGGACCAGGAGGCCCGTGACGGTGCGGTCATCGAAGTTGGCGAGGACTTCGCCGCCCTCGATCTCGATCAGTTCGGGGTCCATTTCAGTCCTCGCTCGTCTGCGGTTCGGTGGGTGTGGATGTCAAGAAGTTGGATGCGTCGACACGGATGGACTGACCGGACGGGCACACGTCATCGAGGGAAAGACGCGCGGCCCATGCGTCGGCGTACTTGCCGAGGCCGTAGTCCCAGAGTTCGTTGCGGACTGAGCCGCCCGCCTCGGTGGAGTAGTGCATGTCGCCCGAGCCGCCGCCCTGCTTCGCGCCTTCCACGATGGATGCGGGGAGCCCGGCATGGTTGGCCATGTCGAGACGGTTGGCGTTGCGGCCAGACTCGAAGAGGTCGGCGGGAATCTGGCCTGAGAGGTCGACGGTTACCCAGTCGGGTTTCATGGCGGTACTGCCGCCCTCGGTGGAGCGTCCGGTCATCCAGAGTTGGCGGAACTCTTCGCGCTCGTCGCGGTCCCATCCGTCCCACCTGTCGGCGGCGACGCTGAGGACGGTCTGTGCGATCGGGTTCTTGATGCGGTCCCGGTACGCTTCGGCGATGCCCTTGGCGTCAGCGATGGTGTCTATCGCGTCGATGAGCATGCCGTTCGAGTTATTGCCAAGCGGCATCCAGACGACGCGCTGCCGGTACTTCGGTGGGATGCGGGGGTCAATGCGGAGTTGACCATCGGTGCCGACTGACCACATCGTCTTGGGGATGTGGAGGGCGTCCACGGGGAACTCGCCCGCGGCGTCGAGTTCGAAGCCGACGACGGCGGCGCCGTAGGCAAACGAGTCGGACGCGACGCCCCATCGGAGCGTGCGGGGCGGCACACCGGTCTTGCTCGTGACCAGCCAATCCGGCTGAGGAGTGAGTCGCGTCTGGTCGTCGTACTGAACCCACGGCAGACGGGCGAGCACACCACAGTGCACGTCGTGGGCTCGCTTGAATGCGGGGATGCGCATGGCGGCGGGCATGTCGAGGACGACGCCCTTGGCGGCGCCGAGTGCTTCGGCGAGATCGTCAGGAATGAAGATCGTCTGCACGCTGTCTTGCGGGCTCATCCACGACAACGGCTGTAGCACCGGCGGTGCCGTTGGCCAGAACCAGTCTCGGAAGAATCCCACGTTCGTCATCATGACGTATATCCGTCATGACGACGGCAGACACGCCGAAGATCAGAAGTGCATTGCGTCGGCGGGCTTGGTCGTCTGCGGTGCGTCGTCCAGGAAGTGGAGGGCGAGCGACCCACCTTCGATGGGTGTGATGTCTGCGGCGTACTCGCCTTTGGGTCGCCCGAATCCGAAGCCGCCCGCGGCGCCGATGGCTCGTTTAACGGCGATCTCCAGCGCGTTATCCATCGGGCGCTGCGTTCGGAAGTAGACGATGCTCCCCTCTTCGAACCGCTTGACGGTCTTCGTCGCGGCCCGGCGCACATCGACGGTCGTCGCTGGTTGCAGTGCGGGCCGGGGTGCGGCGCGGGTCAATATCTCGACCTCGACGCCCGCGGCTTGTGATAGCTGGTCGTAGATGATCGGGACACGGAACTTGCGTGCGAACGCGAGAACCCTATTCGCGAATCCCTGGACGCCTTGCTGATGATGCAGGAGCGCGATAGCGACGCGATGGATCTTCTCGGGCTCGGGTTGCCCGGCGAGAGTGAGGGCGGTGCTCACGAGGTCGGCGGGCTCTTCGTAGATCCACGCGGCGACGAGGCTTGCCCAGAGGCCGTCCGGGTGCACGGACATCGCGAGTGTGAACCGGGCGGGAGGGCCGGGCATGTCCAGATCGAGTGCCGCGCGCTCGCGTTGGGCGGTGGGGATGAGTCCGGTTGCGGAGCCTTCGGCGCCGGGGATGCCGAGGTATTCGGCTTCGAACTTGCCGGGGATCGCACGGAACTTCCGGTAGTTGCGCTCGACGGATTCGAGCGGCGTCGAGCGTGGGATGCCCGGATGCGATAGCAACACGAGTTCGCGGACGCGGGCGCGTGGGTGCTCTTCGCTCGGTCCCCAGTCCTCGAGCTCTTCGGGGTCGGTGGTGTCGGGCACGCCGTGCTGGCACACGGCGACTTCGGTGTCGTTGAGGTTGTCGTAGAGGAGGTTCCCGTCACGGTATGCCGGTGCGGTTCCCGAGACGATGAACTGCGCGCCGGGCTTGGTGTCCATCGTGGGGAGCACCGCGACGGTGAGGTCTATGCCGAGTTCGGGCTCGGCCTCGCCCGCCTCGTCAACCCATCCGACATCGAACCCACCGGATCGGAAGCCGTCACCGTTGGGTGTGTAGACGTTGAAGAATGAGCCGTTGTCCCAGGCGATGTGCTCGGTTCCTTTGCCTCGGTCGACTTTCATGCCCATCGCCGCGAGGGCCTGTTTGTTCGGGTAGAGCCGGTCGAGGTGCGCGAGGATGTCTTTCTTGAATCGCTCGGATGCTTTGTAACCGTGGGTCGCGAGGGTCATGCCGACTTGGTAGTCCTCGCGGTGATGGCATCGACCGAGCAACATGCACTCGATGCTCGTGGTCTTCGACGTGCGTCGAGGTTCCATGACGGCGTTGAGAAACCATCCGGCGTTGAGCACGTCGGCGATCACGAGTTGGATCGGCGTCGGGCCGATGCTCTTGTCGATGCGCTCGCGCTGGTCGAGTCGGAGGAGCTTCGCGCCGTATAGGAACTCGGCGCGGGTCTGCTCGGTCGTGACCCACTGATCTTCGGGGAGCATCGGGAGAAGTGAGGGGATGGCGAGCGCGCGCCACTCCAGCCAGGTCGCCTCGTCGTGGAGGTCGGTGAGGGTGGGTTGCAACATTCGAACACGTCTCCGAGTCGGTTGGGGGATCAGGGGTGTGTCAGTTCAGGGGGAGAAGCTGCTGTAGAGCCGTAGGCGGGGGTACGAGCGGCACCGGAAAAAAAGACCCGCTCTGCCCCTGCTCATTCGAACATGCATTCGAAGTCACCACGGGAGTAGGCCGTTCGTGACAGCGGTGCGGGTGTGGCGGGCGGCGGCACCGAGGCGACCGCCGTGCGCTCGGTTGCCTTGGCATCGGCCCGACTTGTAGCGGTGCTCGGGTGCCAGGTTCTCTAGCCCGTGCCCGCCGATGGCGCTGATGTGGCCCACGTCGTAGGTCTGCTCTTCGTCAATGGGTCGCCCGCATCGGTGGCATAGCACCTCGTCACCGGCTCGCCGCTTGCGTGCGACCTGAGCCCGGATAATGCGGGCGTTCTTGCGGTACTCGGGGTGTCGGTGCTTGGCAGTCATCGGGCCATCGCCTCGCAGTGGCCGCACGAGTGCGGGCCGGTGTGCTCGTCGGGTCGGTGGCAGGTGTGCCAGTCGCCGCCGTCTTCCCAGACCTCGGCGCACGCACGCTCATCGAACGCGGCACGAGGTGCGAACCAGTAGACGATCCAGAGGGCGCCGCCGATCAGGGCACCGAGCCACCATGTGATCTCGTCAGGCATGGCAGATGCAATCGCATGTGTCGCATAGCGGGTGTGTCCCGTCGATGCAGTCGATGGTGATGTGGCCTCGTCCGTTTCGGTCGAGGTAGAGCGCGGTCTTCGCGAGGTTGATTCGCCCGGCGTCGATGAATGCGGTGGCCTCGTCTATGAACTCTTCGCCGTCTTCCACGAGTCGAGTGCGTACGGCGTCGAGTTGCATGGCGGCGGCGTCGAGCGAGAAGGCCACACGAGGGCGAAGCCACATGTTCGCCCGGTCGCGCTCGCTTCGGTGTCCGTCCACGAGTTGGCTGAGCATGTTGGCGAGGTTCACGACGGCCCACGTCGGTCGGCTGGTTGTGCGGTTCATCGGCTCATGGCCCTTTCTCGGATGGTCTGGAGTTCGTCTGGTGTGTACTCGCGGCCTGGTCTGTACACGTCGCCCCCGAAGCTCATGAGGCGTCCGTCTTCTCGGTAGCCGGGGCATCCGCCGATGCACCACCCGCTCACGGGATCGAATGTGTGTTTCCCTGGTGCGTGCATTTCCGCTCCTGCGGGGGATGGGAGAGTTGAGAGAGTGGTGGCCCCCCTACAGCGAGAACGGCGTGAGTTCTCGTGCATGAGGGGCACACGTATTGCGGTACGACGGTCAAGCGTCGGTCGCTACATGGCACGCCTTTCGGCGTCACGGTCGGGCACTGCCACTAGCCCTGAGGTGGGGATGAGTCGCCCGGACATGCCTTGACCGACTCCGAGCTAGTGGCTCGGGATGGCTGCTTGTCTCACGGATGCCCACCGCGTGTCTCTGCCGCTCGTGCAGTCGATCGTCCATTTTCAGTTGTGGCCCCGGGATGGTTACGGGGGTCGGCCCTCATCGGCTCGGTTGGCCATCCAGTGATGCTCGAAGTCGGCGAACGTGACGCGTGGCGTCGATTCCCAGTGCTCCAGGAGTTCGGCGGATGCGTAGGCCCTCGCGCGTGTCTCATTGCCCATGAACAGGCTCAGAGCGTCGATGTCGCATCGTTTGCCGCGGTCGTTGAGGAGGCACCCGTTCGTGACGGCCTCGGCACGCACGTACTGCGCGTAGAGACTCATCTCGTAGTCCTCGCGGCACTCACGCCACTCGTCTAGCGCTCGCTCGAAGTGGAGGCTCATGCGCTGCG